GTTCTGTCTTTCAGATAGCAGTTTTCTATATAGCTCAAAGACGCATTGGCCTCTCCAACTACAGCAGAATCTTTTATGGCCTCGAGCCTGAGCATCGAATCTATAGCCGCAAGATATACTTCTCTCTGCTTTACTTTATTTTTCAAACTGCCCAATTTAGAATGTAGCGCGCTTATACTTACGGTAGAAGGTCTCATGTACGTGAAGTAATCTATTTCTTCCGGCTCTCTTGTTCTGGTGCCGTCTGCAGCAACGACCTCTAAGATATTTATATTTACATAGCAGTTGTGTGCCAGATCGGATAATGCAATAGTGATGATATTGTCGTCTGCTGTAATCGAGCTGGTGAAGTCGTATTCATCGTCGGTTACGAGACTTCTTTGAACAACTTCGATATTATAAGTAGATACTTCTTTCGAGAATTCTAGTGATACGTTGTTAGAAGCTCCGAATAGAACGCAGCTCATAGGGAATGCGCCGATGAGTCTATTGACAGATAAGATATTATCTACAACAAGATCAGAGTACATAGGATCTTCTGATCCAACGGGTCCGGTAGTATCTGATAATGACGCAGAAGTCTGGAACGCAACATACAGGTCCTGATCCAATTCGGATCCTGACAATCCTGAAATTATCGTTCCGGTAAGTACGTCTTCTCTTATTATCTTGAATACATATTCTGTATTTTCAAGAAGTGCAAGCGTGGGCTGTATTGTAAGTAGTCTATTGCTATCCTGCCATTGCATTACAAAGTCAAGGTTTATAGTTGTGCTTAAACCATGAAGCACTATATTAGATTCAGATATGGTATCTAAATCCACAGCTTCAGAAAATCGCACCTCTATCCTTACTGCTCTTGGAACGTTTGTGCTGTTGTCTAATGGATAAACACTGGAAATAATCATTTTGTCCACCTCATCGTAGAAATAACAAAAAAGCCCCGAACTATGCCGGGGCCTTAGAGCTTATTCAGGTATTACTGGGGGTTAATCTGGTAATAAGGAACTGGATCGAAACTCTTACCAGCGTAAACTCCGGTTATCTTGTTGATGAAAGTGCCTCTGTTCTTTGGAACTACCGAATATCTTTCTACGATTGCAAATTTCTCGAGCATTCGGAGATTTTCTCTTTCGCTAATTGCGGTAGGTGCCTGTTCCTGAACCAAATATCCGAGCTGTGTTGAATCTGCAAAAACTATAGATGTGAGGCTTGTTTCTGATGCGAACGGAATAAATGGTGAAAGGACAATCTTCATCGGTCTGCCAAAGACACCGTCAGGGAAGGAAATACTTCCAACCTGCCTTCCGTAAGGTGTTCTCTGGGTAAAGCTGCCGTAATCCTCTGCTGTCTTGTTGAACGAAACACCGCTGAAGTTATATGGAGAATCTACTCCGGCGAGTTTGTTGAAGAAGAAGCTTCTGAGAGACGGGTTAAGCAGGAATACCTGATACGCCATTGGGTTAATTATCATAAGGTCTGGGTTTCCACCCTTATCGACAATGTCCATCATGGCCTTTATGATATCGTCAAAGATGAGTCCGTCGTTTTCTGTTCCGGCTGCATTGACACCGCTTCCGCCATCCTGTACGGTGGATGCCACACCAAGTATCATCTGTGCGGTTTTGTATTCCTTCCATCTTAGGAGAGCTCTTGCGGCTTCTCTAATGAGAATGTTCAGTACCGGGAAGTTAGAATATCTGATTGTCTCGTCGGTTAGTCCAACTGCCACCCCGGCTTTACCGATTACTGTCTCTTCCCATCCACCGAATTTGTACGTCAGTTCGGGCGGCTCGGCGCCTTCCTGCAGGTCTAGGTTCTGGCCCATTGCAGAAATAGCGGGGATCCTTACAAAGTTGCCCTGAAACGGAGCGTATTCAAGAAGTCCGGTAAGAGTGGGAGCAACGTCCCACGACTCTATGATCATTTTGGAAACAACTTTGGGGAAGAAGAGGGAGAAATCAGGAGATGTTGCAATGTCCTGGAATGTTATCTTGTTAGAACCCTCAAAATCATAAGCTGCTTCGATGGGGTTTACATATCCGTTGTTTTCAATGATTGTCTTGAGAAGCTCTGCATTGCTGTCGAGCTTTATTGAATCAGCAATATGGCCTAGGCCACTATCCTTGTAAGCATCCTCGAGACTCTTTGCCTGCATCTGATCGACAACGGCGTCCGAAATCTTTTCCTTATACTTTAGCAAAACGTCGAATTTATTAGGCATCGTGTCATATCCTCCTTAGAACGTTATCTGGATGAGAAGGCCCTTCTTGGTGGTTGTATCGATACCATCAGAAATGCCATCCGTCTCGATGCCAGGGAGACCAAGTCCGGGAACCGGTATAGTCTGTTCGAGTCCGCCTGTAAAATGCGGATCGGTTGATTCGAGATCGATTATCTTTATGAGCCTTCCAACAATCTGGTTCATTGCGCCAGTTACAGATGAAACGTCAAGGGTTCCTGTACCGGCTGCTCCATCAACTGTTACCGAAAGATCGAGATCGGAAAGTGAAATAGGTACTGGAAATCCGTATTCATCCGAAACCATCCACTGACCGTTAGCATATGTATATAAGCCTTCATGGGTTTCGTCGAGTGCCATAAGTACCAGTCTGTCCTCGAGAATTCCGACTTCGGTCTGGACGTTGTACCACGGATCGTTACCCATGTCCCATCTGTAGATGTCGTACTGTGCGAATCCAACGGGTAGAAGAGCTTCCTGATTCTCTGCGGAATCTCCTGTTGCGGCTACTGCTCCCTTTGTTGTTGCCCAGAGATCAAAATCAATTACTTCGTTATCAATATCGAGCTGAGAGTAGGTGTATACCTGATCGCTTACCCCGCCATTACAAGGAACAATATAACCATCGGAAGTTATAGAAAGTATGGTACCTTTCTTAATAACTATTCCTGCATGTCTATTATCGTCCCAAGAAAGTATGGGGAGATAAGGCGCCGGTCTAAGTGCAAGACCTCCACCGATTCTCAAGCCATCGCTATATTCTCTAAAAGTGCTGCTGTTAGCTGTGGCGTAGATCCTCGCCATTGCGCGACCTCCTTAGTTCTTATTTCTTAGCGTGAAATTCTAAGTTGTTTAAGTGCTTTTTCCTTTGGTGTTTCTGACGGCCTGTCCGAAGACGTTTTAGAGATAACATCATTAGGGTCGTCAACATGTATGTTACTTGAGTCTTTTCCATCAACTTCTGTATCTGTGTTCTCTTCAGGCTTATCAACGTTTTCAGAGTCTTTTTCCGAATTTGCGTCTACGTTATCGTTTTTTTCACCTTTGCCGGCTTCCGGCTCATCCGTATCTACCGGCTTGTCTTCTGCGGAATCTTCCGGTTTGTCTTCTGTGGACTCTTCGGCTGCAGATTCTGGTTCGGCTTCAGGTTCCTTTGCATCTCCCACTTCTGTATCTTCTGTCTTTGGGTCTTCTGGTTCTGACTTTTCTGTAATTTCCTTTAGCTTGCTTTCATACTCGTCCTCGAGCTTTTTCTTTAGTTCGTCTAGTTTTACAGCTTCTGCATCCTGCATGGATTTATAGGCGGCTCCAATGGATGCAATCTCATCTTTCAACAATTCAAGAGTCTCTACGTCAAGATCCATATATTTGCTCATGGCGGATTCCTTGGATTCTTCATCGAACCCTTTTACGTTTAGCGCGGCTTTGATCTCAAATATCTCTTTTGCGGTATCCTTCTTATAAATCTTCTCTAGGTTGTTGTACTTGCTGAGAAGATCGCTGTATTTCTGTTCGAAATCCATATATCTGTCCTCCCGGGTGTTTTTGTTTTCTGGTGTTATATTATCTTCAATACCATATTCTGAATCGCTGTTATCGTTATCTATTACCTCTGCTTTATCTGAATCCGTAGCAGCATTTATTGCTACTGCATAATCATCCGCCGGAGTGTTGATAAAACTTATTTCCTTAAAGTTCATATCTTCTAGAATAAGGTACATGGTTTCTTTGCCATATTTTTTTCCAGGAATGTGTTTGCATTTGCCATCGGCCCAGTTAGCACCACAAATATTGCAGTAAGCCGCACCGGATGTAAAGCCTATCGATACAGATTTATATCTTTCATCCTGTATTTTTTCCCATGCAGCTTTATCGGAAATTGTCGCTCTTAGCACTATAGCACCAGAAGCTTTTTCTGGAAAATCTATGTGGTCTTTACCAACAAGCCTTTCTGCTGCTCCCCAGTCTTCCTTCTCAAAGTAATAAGATTCCTGAACTCTACCTATGGCATCCGTTTTTTCATCGTGATGAACTAGTACGGGTTTCTTGAATGGTTTTACAAATGTATGCGCTCCGGCCTTCAACGCATTCGGGGTGTATATTCTTTTGTTTATAACCATGTCTGAGTGTGTAGCGACAAGCCACACGCTGTTCTTTGATTTTGAAGAGTCTACAAAAGTGCTTTCATCACTTATGATTTCGGCATCTAATATGAGTTCTTCTAAATCTTCTGAGTCAGTAAAATACAGTTCATACATATATCCACCTACTTACTGTACTGATTTTTTGGATTTGCCCTGTTGCTCGACTCGGAAGGATTTGCTTGCTTTGGAGCATACTTTTCCGCAAACTTTGCGTTTTCTTCCATCTGTCTAAGCGTTATAAGATCGAAGAACATCTTTGACCTATCTTCAACAGGTTCCATTTTCAATCTATTTCTCATTTCGTCTTCTGTTATTGCGTTGTTGGTGTAGTCAAATACCGCCTGGTTCTCTATAGCTTTAACTCTTTCGAGATCAGGATCGGGGAATATCAGTTTTGGCCTCTCTGATTCAGGCATTTTCTCTGGCTTCATTCCGTAGTCATATACTATGTGGTCTAAGAATTGAGTTTCAAATGCTTCGGCCATTGCCCTTTGGAATGATCTGGCTTTGTCGTACATGGCTTCGTTTGTTCTGTCGGCGGTAGCCCTGTTAGCTGCGCCCGGCTCTCCCATTCCGACTGTAGACATACCTACTGCAGAAAAGTATCTCTTCTTAAAATACTCTGCATAATTCATAACATCATTTAAAGTGGAGATTTCTTTTATTTCTATCTCCTGATTTCCGGGTACTATGATTTCGCCATTTACCGGACTGCTCTCGATTATGCTTTTGATTTCCTGTATATGCTTTGCTGTTCCAGGAGCTTCCTTTGTACCTATCTTGTGTACGGTAACGAAGAACTCTTTGTTTTCTATCATGTATGCCATGGTAGATTCGATCATTCTTAAAAGGAGAAGATCCTCGAGCGCTTCAACAAGAAAACTTCTTCCGAAGGCGTAATCAGAAGCTTCATACATCGCATGCACAATATCGGTAGCGGTAAATGTTGTGGACTGGCTTGATTTAGAAGTAGGCACGGTTATTATATCCTCGTCGTAGTTGATAGATAGCAAATTATCACGAAACATGTCCGGGTCGTGGTGATACGAAATCACGGTGCCATATTTTCCTCTTTTTATAGACATGGCGTACGGATCTATAACATACATGGACGATATAGGGTCTAAATTCATTCCGGGATCGCCTTTTGGAAATAAATAGCTTTCTCCAGAAGAGTTATTGGCATCTCTTTTGATATATATAAAAGCGTTTCCATAAGCAACGAGGTTTCTCATACTTCGCTCGATTATTGCGGACATTTTCTTTGCAGACGCCGTTTCTATTTCTCGTATTCTACTTTGAAGATATTTATCGAAAGATGCATCGTTTGATCTTATTTGAAAACCCTG